GATAAAAACATTAACATAAATATTCAGTACCCACCTGATAACAAATAGCAACCGTTTTGCAATGGCGATAACATCATACTTCGCGGTGGTTGGATAAAGAAGAATTGCTAAAACCAACCGTATTGCTATTTTAATACTATGCCAAGAAACATCGACATAACACTATACCGACCGCACTCAGGGCAACAGCGTATTTTACAAAATAAACGGCGTTTTAATTGCATAGTTTGTGCGCGGCGTTTCGGTAAAACTGAATTGATTACATCGGTTGCGTTACCGTTGATTTCACCTGCTGTTTTTGAAGGTAAGTTTGTAGGTATATTTGTTGATGATTTTAAAGATTTTGCACAAAGTTGGGCTAAGATTGTTGATACTTATAAGCTAAGTTCTGAAGGCGGCATAATATCGCATAAAGACGAAACATCAAAGATAATTCACTTTCTTAATGGTGGTGTTTTAGAAGTGTGGTCCATTGGCGATGAAGGGCGAAAAGATAAAGGCCGAGGGCGCAAATACCACCGCGTTATATATGAAGAAACGCAAAAGATACCAAGCCACATTTTAGAATACCATTGGAAAACAGTTGCACGCCCTACCTTAACAGATTACAAAGGTGAGGCGTTTTTCATTGGTACTGCTGCAGGTAAAGATAACTATTGGTACGAACTATGCAGAAACGGTGCTATCGCTGGTAATGTTGAACGAAACTGTTACGGCGATATTGATTTACCACAATCAGAAAATGGCAGCGATAGTTGGATAACGTTTAGGATGGAAACAACCGATAATCCAAACATAGACCCTGCTGAAGTTGCCGATGCAAGCCGCGACCTTGACCGCCTTACATTTGAACAAGAATACAAATCTGTGTTTGTAGATTATTCAGGTGAAGCATGGGTATATGTGCTAAAGGACAAAAGCATTCAGCAAAAAGTATTTCAACCATCTAAAAAAATCAGTTGGGAAACTGAACAGCTGTATGTTAGTTTTGACTTTAACAAAATACCAATGACCGCGGCCGTGATGAAAAAAACCGTATTGGCGCCTGACATATCTGCACGTTCACGGTACCGGTATGGTGTGCATATTATCAAAGAATTTAAGATAGGTAGTGAAGAACGCGGTGAAGCATCAATTTACGATACATGCCAGGCATTTCGAGAATGGGTATTTTCTGAAACAAATAAAAAGATAGGCCGTTGGTCTGATACTGCTATTTATCCATGTACTATACCGCTACTGATAACAGGTGATGCAAGTGGTGACCGTTCCGATGGTAGGCAGCGCGTTTCAAAAACATATTACGAAATTATACAAGAAGAACTACAACTGCCAGCGCGTTTTTTTGTAGTACCTAAGGCGAATCCACTACATGCTGAAAGTTACGTGCAAACGAATACTATTATAAGCATGTGCCCTGACTTTCAGATATATGAAGATAAATGCCCAGGTTTACGGATGGACTGTTTACGTATCAAATCAGATAACAGCCGCCGAATCATCAAAGGCAAAGGCGAAGAAAGGCAGGCCGACTTATTAGATAATCTTAGATACTTGCTTAACACGTTTTGTCAAGATATAAAACTATAATCTATGATTTACCGCCCCAAAATTAAAGTACATTCGGATGATGAAATAAACTATTGGAAACATTTAATAAATGAAAAGCGCCGACAAAATAAAACATTGCAGCGCTGGTTAGTTGTTTCTGATGTTCACCGACCGTTTCATAATCAGATACTATGGCAAAAGCTGCTAAGGTTAATATCTGAAATTGGCACTAACTTACATGGCTTAGTGTTAGCTGGCGATTATTTAGATTTATACACCTTAGGCAGTTATAATGCTGAATCATTAGCCAACTTATCGGGGCTAACACTTCAAGATGAATACATAGATGGTTTGCAGGGCATTGATGATATTAACAGCGCGTTCAAAGGTGCTAAAAAGTATTTCTTATTCGGCAATCATGAAGATAGATACTTTAGGCACATAAAAGAAAAGGACAACGCGAAATACGGCGGCGCTTTGATTAACCCAACTGAAGCGCTGTATCTGTATGAACGCGGTTGGGAAGTTAAAACAGATTGGCAGTCTGATTATTTCACATTAGGCAAACACTTAGATATAGTGCATGGCATTTACACTTCGATACATGCAGCAAAGGCGCATTTAGATAAAACGCAGCATTCGGTTATATTTGGCCATACACACCGAGTTCAATGCTTCCATACCGGTAACAAAGCAGCTTTTAATATTGGCGGTTTATTCGATATAAAAAGTAAGGGGTTTTTCTACATGCCACGATTTCAACGCCAGTTGTGGGCAAATGGATTCGCCATCGTCAATATTACTGACAATGGCGATTTTTATGTAGAACAAGTAAACGTTTGGGCCGATAAGTTCTTAGCGAACGGTAAGATGTATTAGCGCATAAACATCGAAGTATAAGGATGGCTGGGATAATTAAATAACGGACCGTTATAAGCCCATTTAGCACCGCTTGTTATATGTTGTTGCCAATATTGCCATGGTGTTTTAAACTTAGGTTCTTTAAAGTCTAACCAAAAATAACAACGGTGTGTTTTTAGTTCGTTATTCAGCAAAGCAACCCACGAATAATAACGATTTTCTGTTTCAATAACTGAATAGTAGCGCGATGGCTGCCAAAATTTTTTCTTAGCATTCTTTTTATAGAACTTAGCAGTAAGCGGATAATAGTTAAACGTTAGATTCATAATTAAACCAAGTTCAATGTTATCCGGGTTACTGCTTAATATGAGTTTACGAACCCAATCCGATTCCTTCATATTTATTTCTTATTTTTTGAAATGCTTGTTCTTGAATTTGCCTAACACGTTCACGGCTAATTTTTAGTTCATTGGCTACATTACTTAAATCACGTGGGTAAAAATCCAAATATCTAAGTTCTAAAACATTTAACTCACGTTGTGTTAAGCATTCGGTTAGTTCTTTATAGATTTCTTTTTGTTCTACATTTAGAATATATTTATCTGTACGTTCATCGCCTGCAACCTGGTATATATTATCGCCATCTTCATCTGTTTCATCTAAACTAACAAAACCAGTTATACTTTTAGCTGTTTGGATTACATTTTCTTTCACATTCAGTTTTTTGGCTAATGTTTCAGTATCTAAATCTTCATATTTAGTCAAAGCATATTTAACTAATTGAACCCTATGCGGCAAATATACAAAGGTTTTTTTGGTATCTATGTATTCTTTGATTTGGCTTTGAATGTGAAACAGTGCATAGCTGATAAACTTATTTTGATAAGTTGGATTATAACTATCAGCTGCTTTTATTAAGCCTATCATGGCTTCAGATATTAGGTCCATAATATCGACCTGTGAATTATCATATCTAAAGGCAATTGAAGCAGCAAACAACATATTGTGTTTTATCAGCATATCGCGATTCGCGGTATGTTCCTGTTCCCTTGTAAGTGGTTTATATTTTTGCGCTTCGGTTAAAAACTTTTGCAGAATACCTTTTTTGCTACGCCTGTTATTTTCTTTAATGTTTACATGCTTAATCATAAGTATAGAAAGGATAATAGTTAGAAATTTGTTTTTTATTACGGCGGCAAATAAACGCATCTTTGTGCGCGCGCTTCCAAGTGGTTAGCATTATTTCAGCTTCTTCATATGTATCATAAACAAACATGATTCTGTATAAACTATCTGTTTGTTCTACCATTGCTTGTTCAAGTGTACACATGGCTAAGTGTTCAGCGCGTATGTATTCAGGATGGCGTGTGCTAAGTATCTGAATGCAGTACATAGTATCTGTTTGCGCGTATGCTGATGCGCTAAATAGTAATAAAAAAAGTAGTGTTTTCATGTTGTTAGTGTGTTAATGGTTATTTGTTGTTTTCCAATGATTCTATTTTTCTGATAGCCCAGTTAATACCAGCATCTGAGCCCCATGCATCCCACATGATGCCGCCGCAACCTTCGTTGTATGGTACATTTTTATTCTGTTGATGCCTAATGAATGCCGCCATGCGTTTAACCGTTTCAATGCTGATTGGTTCGCCTTTGGCTAATTGGTTAGCGCGTGCCCAACCTACTAAAGTACCGCAGCCTTTTGTATTGCCTGTTTCCTCTTTCCATTTTAGCGCACGTTTCGCCGCTTCGGTAGCAGCCTTTGGATAGTCTGTGAATGTCATGGTGATTTAAAATTATTTGTTGTTAAGAATATATTTTGCTGCGCCTGCTACTGTTTTGTAGTGGCGATTATTTCCATAAACACAAGTGCCTAAATCATTATAGATATAGTCAAGTAATGCTGGGAGTGATTGAGCATTGCAGTACATCTCAAAATCAGAATACTGTTGATTCTCTTCATTAAAAAATCTTTGATAGCCTTCGTTTAGACTTTTATATAGTTTAGAACCGATAAACATTGGTCTAACTAAATAAACATTTGTAGTAGTGCGCTGGATTCTAAAGGCTTTCATAATAAAAAATATTTTAAGTTTTAAAAAATTACAGTGTAAGATGCTGCGCCCTATTTATAATTAAACTATCTGTTTAGGATAGTGTTTTTTAAAATTTCCAAAAGATGGAACATTGCTCCAATCTAAATGGTAAAGAGGAGTTTCACCTACAAATAAAGGCATATAAGTAGCCTCACCTGATAAAACATCATCTTTTTGCAAAGATGTTAAAGTCCATTCCTTGCAATTAAGCATTTTTTCAATGCCATTGCCAAAGGAAGCAACAAAGGTAGTTGAAACAAGGCTTTTTTTGCCTTTAGTTTCAATAAGTAATTGAGTTACTGAAATAAATTTAGGAAACAACATAAACTAATAAGTTTATACCCTGACCAGCGGGCCGCTGTAATAATACCCCTTCGTTGTATTGCGATTCAAAGATACAACCTATTTTCAAAACTGCAAATATTTTTATAAAAAAGTTATAAAATGTTTTATCTTTTTTTGCGCTAACTTTACAACCAAATTATAAACACATGATTTTCAGAAAGCGAAACAGAGCAGAGCAAAACGAAAGTAATTATCAGAAGTGGCTTAAAACCTACATTCCCGAAACCACAAAGCAAAGAATAGAATTGGTTAGAGTTTTTACAGACCGCGCTGATAATAATTTTTATATTCTTAAAAACCCGGCTAACTTAACGCGTGAACGTGCACAAAGAATTGAAGAAGCTATGACCGCTATAGATTTTGGCATTAACAAAACTGAAGTAGTTGAAAAGCTAACTGGCATGTTAGAAATAGTTGAAGATATGCCATGGCAAAACATGACACGTGACAAGCTAAAAGAATTTCACACCAAATCTAAGGACCAGTTAAATGATATTCTGTATAGGCTTAAAAATGTTAAGATAGATGATTTGTTATTAGAAGCTGGTTTGTATTTCTTTTATATTGATGGCGAAAATCCCTATATTATCAACAGCGAAACGCAGCAGCGCAAAATGGATGCAATAAAGAAAGATGATGAATTGCGCGCTTTTTTTTTGAACAGTATAGAACAAATCTTGAAAGGTTCGAGCGCTTTAAACGTTTAAATTTTCCAAGGCTAAACAAAATTGAACCGAACGTAAAACCAAGAAAAAAACCACAAACATATCAGCACGCAATACAGAAATTAAAAGAACAAAACCGCGAAAATGATTATATTATAACTAAGGGTGACCCGGTACAGATGCAGAATGTTAGATTTTGGGTTATTCGTGATTATTACAGCGCATTAGAACAGATACTTAAAGATAATGATAGGGCTGAACAAGCCAATAAAAAAATAAACAATGGCAGAAATTAAAGATGTATATAGTTTAGAATTTAATGGTTCACAGTTTCAGTCTGAACTTGACAGCGCGATAGCTAAAGTTGAAGAACTTAACTCGGCCATGGCTGAAGGCGCTGATGTAGCAGGTGAACTTGAAGATGCGCAAAGTAACTTAGTTTCTGTTTTAGGCATGGAAGCTAAAGGTGTTGACCAGTTGAATCAAAAACGTGATGCGCTGGTTAAAACACAGAAAACATTAAATAATGAATCAAAAGCTGGTGTAGCTGTTGGTAAACAATTAGATGCCACAAATAAACAGATAGCAGTTAGCACAGGTCAGGCGGCAACACAGCAAAAAAGTTTTGCAGGTTCGTTACTACAAGGCGCACGAAATATAAATTCATTACGCCGCGCTGGTATGTTATTAGGTAATGTATTTAGATTGTTAGGTGGTTTAAATCCTTTTGGTTTGTTACTAACTGCTATACCTACCGTTATAAGTCTTATAACTGGTGCAACTAATGCTCAAAAAAGTTTTAATGAAGCGGCTGAATCTGCAATAGATAATTATGCAAAAGAAAAAGTAGCTTTAGATGAATTATTTAATTCGCTTACTGATGTTAATGTTAAAGGTGATGAAAGAAGTGCTGTTATTGAACAAATAAATCAGCAATACGGCGATTATTTGCCTAACTTATTAACTGAAGCATCAACAGCTGAAGAAATTGCAGCGGCTTACGATTTAGTTAATCAGGCATTGATAAGAAAGGCGGTTACACAGGCTAAAACGCAAGCATTAGAAGAGGAAACTTCTAAATTATTAAAAGGTCAGATGTCATCTTTAAAAGAGATTGCACTAAATGAAAAAATAATTCAAGAACAAAAAGAAAAAGGTATAAGGCCTTCAAAAAATGCCTTGGCAAGAATTGAATTAGAAAAGAAAAATATTAAAACATATCAAAAACAATATGAAGAATCTTTAAAAGTTATTGACAAAGCATCCAAAGACCTTGAAAAAACATTAGGTTTAAATGCAGAAAACGGCGGCAAACGACAAGTTAAAACTGCTAAAAAAACACAAAAAGATATTAAGCAAGTAAATAAAAATGCTGCTGATGATAAATTAAAAGCATTACAAGAAGAACTAACAAACCTTGAAAATGCTTTGAAAATTGAAATCGGTTTAACTGAAGAAGGTACAGAAGCGCGTGCAAGGGCTGAATTAAAATATATAGATGTTATCGAAGGATTTAGAATACAGAATCAAAAAGGTTTTGGCGATACTGAAGCTGAAATAACTTTGATGATGCAAGACAATGTAGCTAAGCGCAAAAAAATAAACTTAGACTATTTTAATTCATTAGATGAAAAAGAAAAAGAACGTATTGAAAAAATCAAAACACAAATTGATGAAACTGAAACGCTATTAAATTTACAAATTCAAGATACGCAAGAAGGCAGCCAAGAACGTATTAATGCAGAAATGCAATACTATGATGTGCTAAAAGATTTATATACAAGGTATGCTAAAGAATTAGGCATGACCGAAAACCAAATAAATGATTTTGTAAAACAAGGGCTTAAAAAACGTTTTGGCCTATATGAAGATTTTTATAATAAGCAGTCAACTAATCAGCTAAATAATTTAGAACGCGAACTAAATAACCAGCTAACTGTATTAGAACAAGAACGTAACGTACTATTGCAAGCAGCAACAGGTAATGCTGAAGAACAAGAAAAGATTAACAAAACTTTTGATAAGCGCCGTTTAGAACTTGAAAAAGATTCTAATAAAAAAATATTAGATGCAAGGTTAACGCTATTAAATCAGCTAAGAGCATTGGCCGTTTCAACTGGTGATGCTAATTTACTAACTGACATTGATAAGCAAATATCAGAAGTAGAATTAAAGTTAGTTGAATTAGGTAAACTTACCGAAGATGGCATAGAACCGCCCGACCCTAAAAAACTTATTGAACAGATAGGCCAAGTTATTACCGGTGTTTCTGATTCTGTTTTCTCAGTTCTTAATGCCCAAGTTCAAGCCTACATTAGCGGACTTGACAAGGCCATTGATAAAAGCAAATCTGCGTTAGATGAAATCAGAAATAATAGTGAAGAATATAATGCAAGGCAGTTGGAAATTGAAAAGGAACGTTTAGAACGTTTAGAACAAGAACGAGCACGTGCTGTTGAACGTGAAAAGAATTTAGCGCAGGTACAGATAGCTATCAATGCTGCTATTGCAATTTCAAAGGCGGTGGCTGAAGGTGCTGGAGTTGCATCGGCTGTAACTGTTGCATTAACATTGGCTTCATTGGTTGCAGGTTTAGCACAGGCGCGCGTAGCAGCTGGTAATGCGTTCTTCAAAGGTGTTGAATATCTTGAACGTGGCAATAATAAGGCTGGCCGAGATACAATACCTGCCATGCTTAACGAGGGTGAACGTGTTATTACAACCGATACAAACGACCGTTATTGGGATGTGTTGACAGCTGTACACAATAACAGAATACCTGCCAATGTACTTAACACATTTGCTAAGGCATATCAGCAAGGCGGCATTAAAAACGCTTTGGGTGCGTTCGGTGATAATGTTTCACTTAGTAGTGAACTTGGCCAAAAATCAATCTTTGTAAACGTGGCGCAAACATACGGCGGCCTTGAAAACAGATTAGAACGTATTGAAGCCGTTTTAACTGATTTACCTAAGTACATGCCGCGAACTACTGTAAGTGCCAATGCTAACGGTATATTCAAGATTGTAGAACAAAGACAGGCGCGTAAAAACTATTCACGTAATTGGTCAAAATAACATATTTCTGCACAAATAATTAAACACTATGCCACTAATAAAATGCACACCCGGCGATAACAAATGTATTTCTAAAAACATCAGAACATTAAGAGCCGAAGGTTATAGCCAAGTGCAAGCCATTGCCATCGTTTTAAATTTGGTTAAAAAATGAAATACTTAATAGCTGTTTTGATATTGTTAGTATCTATATTGCTTTACATAAGTATAGATAATGGTAATAAGCTACACAAACAAATACTAAAAAGTGAACAGCGAACCCGTGACAGTTTGTCACAAATATATGCTAAATTTGTGACAAAATCAGATAGCTTACAAGCGCATATAGATACGATGCAATCAGCATTAGATAAACAAATAAAACAGTTTAGATATGATTTACACAGAATTAAGATTATACAAATACCGAGTGTTAATTATAGCACTGTTTCTGATACTTTGCTCATTAGCCGCCTCATGTCAGGTTACAAAGGTAAATGATGGGTTTTTGATTAGCCGCGAATATGCAGAATATATTACAGCACGTTTTGATAGCTTGGATGCTTATAAAATTGCATATGGTGAATGTGTTGATAGGGCTGTTGAATGTGATGCACTACTAAATAAATCTGAAAGGCTTATACTTGATTTAAAAAAACAGCAAAACATACAAAGTGACATGCTGTTATTAAAAGAATCTGTAATAAAAAGCCATGAACGCGATATAATGATTTATAAGGATATTGAAAAGCAGCTGAAGAAAGAAAAACGAATGAAAAAGATGTGGAAAATAACAACTTACGCTTTTATAACCGTATCTTTGAGCGCAATAACATATAGTATACTTAAATGAATGGATTAGCAATATATTTTGATGGCATACCTCAAGATTTAAATAATTTTAACGGTACCGAATCTGCAAGTTTTGTTTTTCGCCGCAAAGACGAAGCAGGTGATTCTGCGTTTAGTTTTGCCCCTGAATTAACTGTTGTAGGTGATACTTACGAATATGTTAAGCAACAAATAATAAACGCGCCAAATCCAAATATAGCAGCTATTGATGTACTGATATATGATACATGCTGTTTAAATTCTGATGGTTCAGATAGGTTATTATTCACTGGCAAAATTGAAGGCGGTTCAGTTCGTTGGTGTACGTTTCCAACATGTGAAGCGCAAGTAACGGTTGTTGATAATAGTGAGGATGCAAAAGCTATCAGATGTTTGAAGAATAATTTTCCATGGGATACATTAAGGGCAAACACAATAAATAATACAGCTACATTAGGTATTGATGAATTTAGATATGCACCAAATTTATATTATTGCAACGATTTAAAACCAAGTGCATCACAGGAAGCGATAATGATTTTAGGTATATTTTTATTTATTGCAATTGGACCTATATTGTTTATAATACAATTTTTTAATTTGATAGGTGGTACAGATGAAAATGTATTTGAAGATTTATCAAACTTTATTGTAGGTTGTGGGCGCCGACATATAGCGCCATATTTAGATAGCCAATTTAAAAACTTATGTAAACGTTGCGGTTTAGCTTATCAAAGTTCATTATTTGATGTAGGTGGTTATTATCACAATACCGTTAGATTAGATATTGGCTTTGTACCTGGTCCAAGAAATGACGGTGAAGAAGATATTAGAGATTCAAGGGCATTATTAAATAATAAAGTAAATCTAAACGGCATTCAGTTTTTAGATGAACTAAAACAATGGAATATAGAATGGCGTGTTGTTAATGGTGTTTTGCAAGTTGAGCGAAAAGATTATTTTGCAGGAGTTCAATGGTTTGATACTGACAATTTAGCAGAAAATCAATTGCTTTCTATATGTTATGAATCTTTAGGTGAAAGGCCAGCGGCTTATGCTGAATATGAATATGCTAAAGATGGTGTTGATAATAGTGGCGATGAAGTTGCACGCCGTTGGACTGACCGCGTTATAGATTGGAATCCTGCAGATAATCCACAACAAGCAGGTTTATTTAGTAAAACATTTACATTTTCAGCAACACAATTTAGGTTTGATTATAACGCCCATGATGTTAATCCTATTGATAAGCCTTTTTATGTAACGTTTTATCCGTTTGTTCAAAATGGTGAAAATGCAGCTGCAATGTTTTTAGAAAAGGGCATTTCTGCTTTTCCTAAACTTATAAATTTGCGCGAAGTTGTAAATCAAAATATAAGTAGTAGTTATTTTGATAGGGGTGTTGGTATTCCTGATGTTACTTCAATGCCTGATGGTAAACGCGCATATAATTATAAATGGTATGTTAAGGCTAATCCATTTGTAGATGCAGCTGGTAATTCATACGACACAGCCTACCAACGCCTTTTTTACATCGATGACCCGCGCTTAACAACTGTAAAAACACGCAAAGTTACCATTTCGGTAACTGCTGATTGTGACCTATTAACAAGTTTAGATATTGATAAATATGTTACAACGCCGCAAGGTCAGGTACAGATAACAGAAATAACATACGATACTGATAACAATTCACTAACTATAAACGGTTTGATATAATGGCTTATACGTTTAATAATATTACAATAGATGAAATAGATAGCGCAGGTGCATTATTGTACAATATAGGTACATTTACAGCTGCAACTATACCTGCATTAACAGATAGTTTTTCAATAGGTAACAGAATAAAACTTACACTTACAATTGATGCAAGTGGTGCTGATACATTTAACAATAGGTTTTTAAGATTTAATCCAGGTTTGTATACAAATGCAAACAATTCCAATGCTTACAGATTTGGTTATGAAACATTGAATCCTTTAACAACAGTAGCACAACAGGCTGTTTTAGATTTAACAAGTAACAATGAAGAAAAAACAAATATCTACTGTGAAATGTCACGCAATTTAGCAGGTACAACTGCAACAGTAGTATTTATATTTTATGTTACTTATGATACAAATTCATACATAACAAGTCAGGGTACTGAAGTTAATATAAATAGATTATTATCAGCAAATAGAACGGGTATTTTTAATAATTTCAGTACTAATTCTGCTTATAGGCAAACAAAAAACTTTGGTATAGTTAGCTATGTTTATGATAATATAGGTTTTGGCCAAGATGTTTTCACACCTGCAGGTGCAAGGTTTATGAATATACCTGTTAGGCTAAGATGGTTTAATAGTGATTATAATGGCATAACTACTGGCATGCGTTATATCAAAGAATTTGAAGTTAGTTCAGCTTCACAAGTTGCAGCTGGTTTACCTTTATTATCTGATATAACATCTACTGCATCTCAAACACAAACACAAATAGCAATAGCACAATTTACAGTAAATACAAATCAACTTTCAGTAGGCGAAGCAAATAACGTTCGTATTTTGTTACGTGGCGATGCTTTTGTAGGTTCGGTAAATAACCCTGCTATATCTGATATTCGCATTTTGCTTTTTACAATTGATAGTGCAACAAGTACCAATGATTTTGTTACAGACATTATGTTATCTGATGCTGTTATTCCACAAGCTACACCGGGCAGCGGTCAGTTAAACGGCGCTATTTATTCGCCTTCAGATTGGTTTGAAAATGTACCATTAGCAGATGATATTGAAATACAATTTGTAATTGATGGTTCACAGTTGATACTAAACAATAATTACTATATTGTTGTTAATGTACATGATTCGGCAAATCCTGATTATGTTACTTCACATTTAACACCTGCTTTAGCTGCAACTTACACAGCGCCTGCAATACCAACGCTAACAGGTTATTTAAGTACATACAATACACAATACAGCGGTAACGAACTTACAATAGCGCCACATCAACGTATCAAAGCACGTTTAGAAATAGATAAAACAAGCTATGCAACTGCTTTAACTGCTTTAGGTTTATCTGGAACCTTTGATAGTAGTTTAGCTGGTATTGTTTGTGTATTACCTAACGTTACGGGCGTTGTAAATCAAGTGCAGGCCTACATACCAGCTACACCGCCAAATGTTACAGCTGATATGACAATAGTAACTGATAATGCAACTGATTTAGTTTTAGATTGTATTTTTAGAATAGCTGAAGAATATGCAGGCACATCAACTACAATAGTATGGACCGTATCATTTAATCAACCTACAAATGTGAATGGTATAACGCAATTAACAAGAATCAACTATGTACAAAAATTAGATGTTAATGTATTCGAAAATGATGCAATAACACCTAATTTATTGAATGTTCGTTTTTATGATTTTGATGATTATTTCAATGGCATTAAAACTGAAATAGTTGATATTTGCGATGCCGACCAAATTATAGCTGAAGTTGAAAAAGACCCTACATTCACAGGTTCAATTAACTTAATAGCTACAATTTACCCTGCTGATGAATTTGGCAATACAAATAACAATGCGATTCAAGAAGAAGAGGATTGGGCGCCGATTGTAATACAGATGCAACAGTTGGTAGCTGGTAAACTCGATGATGTTGATGCATCGTTTGGCCCAGATGATTATGCAATGTTTAGAATAAATACTCAACAGCTAACATTAGGTCAGCGTTATTGGGTTACTGCAATAGCATTTCAGCAAATACCTGATTATTGTCCTATTGGTTTAACTTCTTCTACAAGTACAATAACACAAAGAAGTTTAACTGCATTGCCTGCATGGTATGTTACAGGTGACCCTACATTAGTTATAGCTGAAATTTTAGCACATCCTGATTATGTTGGCGGTTTAAATATTGTTCAGAATAATGTAACTGATATATCAAATAACCAGGTAGGCTTAATTACATCTTATGCAGGTAATGTAGTAACTGCAACAGCTATTGACCAAACAATAGGTACTGCTTTTTATAGATTTATAGTTGATGCTAATTTTGATACCGGTAGCGGTCCGCATGTAATAAGGCATTCTATTATAATTGGCATACCAATACCGCCTGCAAATACATTACCTAGCTATCAGTTTGATAATACATACGTTTGTACAGATTTAGGTTAATATTTTTGTTATACAATAATTATTTGTAACTTTGCAAACATTATGAATTTAAATTATCCTATAACATATACGCCTGAAAATAGTAGAACCTATGCATTTAGGCAAGCTGTACCGATTCGGTATGCATGCCCTGTTTTACCTGGTAACTTTATGCAAAGTGAAACCGATGCATGGAACTGTAATCTTTGCGGTTCAGATATTCCATTTTATATACCTTATGTACAGGGCGATGTTATACCGTTTCAAACACAATATGCAGATAAGTATAATCAGCCTAATAGCGTTTTAACTGCAGGTTTTTTTACTGATAATACCGAACCGTATTATGTAAAAGTTAATTTATATGATTGTTGTGGTAATTTAATTACAGATAATATAGCTGAATTTTCAGAAAGTTACCATGTAGGTCAAAGCCTTTCAACTGGCAGTATTCAAACTTGGTTTGTGAATACCGGTATGTTTACAACTGGCTTTGATTGTTTTAGATTAAAGGTTGAATTTTACAAACTTAATCAGATAACATTAGAACCTGAATTAGATAAAACGCTTTGGACTGAATATTATAAAGCTGTTGAAGATTGCGGCAACTTAGTTGACACTTCAATTATTTATAGTACTTATGCAAACTTTGACTGCAATGGTAATTTTTACGGAACTTTGCAAAATTATTTAGGTTCTAATAATACAGCATTTTACAATTCGCTTCGCATTTTTGGTACAGTTGAATTTTTTGGTGATACTGAAGCGGTTGTAGAAAATGATAGAAATGTAGTTATTAGTAAAGATATAACAGAAAATTACGGTATAATATCGGCAGCGGTACCGCCATTTTATATTCGGTTATTACAACAAGCTGTGAGAGGCAATTATGTAACCGTTGATGGTGTGCAGTATCAAAACTTTAGATATGATTCTAAGCCTGAAGATAACCGAATGTTTTTGTTAGATTTGTCGTTTGACAAAAAATGTCGTTTAGATAACAAACAATGTAGGTGAGGTCGTATTTATTTACAATTTTAAAAACAAAAAACATGAATAATATTGATTTTATAAAAGGCTTTTTAGGTGCATTCGGAGTTTGCCCTCCATGCGTTGATGATGCAAATGTGCCTAATTATCTTTGCGACCCATGTGATTCTACTGTTTATTCAGGTGGTATCGCAGGTTGGTTTGCAAAAAAATGTTCTTATGAATTTGATGATATTACAGATTCTACTGAATGGGAAACTGCAATAGCTAACAAAGATGTATTTGGCCGCGTAAACGGTTCACGTATCAGCGGTGGTTTGCCTGCACCTGAATTTACTACTAAAAAGCGTGGTAGCTGCGGACAAGAGGAGGTAGTAAAACAGTCGCGTGTTGTATCTCTTACTGATGCTGAAAACGACATTACATTTACTATTGATTCGCTTTACAATTTCCTATCTAACCCTGCTAAAGCTGCAGGTTATGAATTTGGCTTTGTAACTTGTGATGGCCGTTTCTTAGGTTGGTATTCAAACGTAACAGTTCGCCCATTTTATCAGATTGCTGAAACTGATGAAGATGATGCCTATTGGACTATTGAATTTAGATACAATGAACAGTTAGGTACATTTAGCCAAATATCATTAGACTTCTTACTTACACAGTCTTATAATGTTTGTTGGATTACTTCAATTGTTGTAACTGGTTTTGGTGGCGCTACAACTGTTGCCGATGGCGATACATTGCAAATGATTGCAACTATTCAGCCTATCAATGCTACTAATACAAATGTTGTATGGTCAGTTGTTAACGGTTCAGGTTCTGCAACTATTAGTGTAGGCGGTTTACTTACTGCTACAGGTGCAGGTACTGTTACTGTTATCGCTACGGCTGCCGATTCAGGCGCTGTAACTGGTCAGCTTGTTGTTACTGTAACTCCATAGATAGTTTAAGGGCGGTTGCTTAAATGTAGCCGCCCTATTTAAAAATCAAACAGAATGAATATAGAACAGTTTTACGAATTTCTAAATACTGTAAATGCTACAATACTAAATCCACCAGTGCATCCATTTCGCGCTGATTGGAAACGTATATATGAAAGCATTAAGCCACACTTCTACGGTGAAGTGCCACCTGCATTGGATAAGGCTTTTCCGAATGAAGATGAACAAATATTACAGTATAGAAAAAATACCTATCAGCCTAAAACAGAATCACCACTTGTTAAGGCAATAACTGAACTGCATAGGCTTTTAAGTTCTGCAAAACATTCTGTACGTTTTGAAAATACAGATATGAAAGAATTTGCCGAAAATGAAAAGTTTGGCGATTCTAATTTACAAAGCTATATATTTTCTGTATTTATACCGAATCGCGTACTTGACCCTAACGCTGTTTTGTTAATCGAACCGAAAGGCGAAGGATTAGAAACCGATAACGTGCGCGTTAACATTGACATGAAAGTAATACAGTCTGATAGGATTGTTTTTAATGACCCTGAATACAGACTACTAATATATAAAGGCATATCAAAAAATAAATATGCTACATTAGGTATTGAAAATCCGCTCTATTATCACATTGTAACTGATATGTTTTATGCCCAGGCGCGCGCGTACGGTGACAAAACAATGTTTGAAGTTATTTATGAACACAATAGCGGCATTATGCCATGGGTAACTTTAGGCGGTCGCGTTGTACCTAAATATGATAGTTATGGCAATACGTTTAAAATTTACAAGTCTGATTTTAGCCCTGCGATACCGTATCTTAATGATGCTGCTATTTTTGACAATCAGCATAAATCGGTTATGCTTGCGACATGCTTCCCTATTAAATTTGTTGAGGGTGTTGATTGTAATAGTTGTAATGGTGTTGGCCGCGTACCTGACCCAAATAATTATGATAGCAGCATAACTTGCAAAACATGTCAAGGTCATGGCAAAACATTAAGTATAACACCATTGGCCGCTTATAATTTAAACCCTACTACTTCGAAATTTGGCGATATAGATAAACAACAAGTAGAACCGATACGTTATTATTCACCTGATGTTTCGACTATTCAAGAAACAAATAAGGTAGCTGATTCTGCATTAGCTAAAGCTGAACAAGTATTGAATATTAACCGTTCTTTAAAGTCAGCGCAAAGTGGTGTTGCTAAAGAACTTGACCGCGAACCTGAATATATAGAAGTTGGTAAAATTAGCGATGATGTTTATGCGCGTTATAAAGATGTGTTAAAAATAATTCAGGCGATTGTATTTTTAGATACTGAAAGTCCTATAATGGTAAATGCGCCGATTTCGTTTGACTTGAAAACAGAAACAGAATTGATGGCAGAATTTGCAGCATCGCAAAAAGGATTACCAGCGGCTATACGTTACGAATCTTACATTAGCTATGTTGACCGCCGTTATAATGCTGATGCTGTTGCACGCCAAATAGCGACCATTTGCGCTATGTATAATAGTGCCTATCTTTACACAGTTGAAGAACGTGTACAATTACTTGCAAGCGGTCAAATAACAGAAAAGGATGCAATTAGCGCACAGTTCGTTTTTGATGCTATTACTGAACTTTATTATGATGAAGGTTTTGATATTATGAACAGCGAATACACAGCTATTAAAGATGCTATTGATGCAAAGTTAGCGCCAAGGTTTGAAGCGGTTGCAAGTGTTGAAGTGCCTGAAATAAATATGAATCAGTTTGAAAATGATGATATAGAAGATAGCGACAACGATAATCAGTAATGGACCTCAACGCACCTGAAAGAATAAACGATAAAGCATTAGAAATTTTACAAAAGCGGTTTGATAAAGTTGAACCTAAGTTTGTAAAAGCTGTTGTTGCATGGATTGAAAAGTTTAGAACAAGTTCAGGTAATTTAGTACGAAGTAAAGAAAATATAGGCCGCCTTAGTACATTTAAACGTGCAATAGAACGTTATTTAATTCAGTCGGGGTATAATGACATGGTCAGCGGTTTTTTGTCTAATTTCGATACCTTAGCCGCTGAACAACAAGCGATACAAAGCGAACTAAACGGTTTAGATATTACAAAAAGTTTTTTGAATCCTTTTAAACGTTGGGCCGTTAATAATGTTATAGCGGCGATGCAAGGCCAAGGATTAACACAAACACTAATAAATCCGCTTAAACAAGAATTATTAGTAGCAGTTAACCAAGGTAGCAGCCTTACAGATGTTGTGGCATCTATTGCAGGCCAATTAACTACAACACCAGCGCGACAAGGTGTATTAAAACGAATATCTTTGCAGGCTTCACGCGATGCGTTATTACAATACGATGGTGTTGTTAATGAAGCGGTCCGCAAAGTTTATAAAATGGATGCGCTGTTATACGTTGGCAGTATTGTAAAAGATAGCCGCGCGCAATGCGAAAGATGGGTAACAGAAACTAAAAATGGGAAAAAAGGTTTAATTTTGTTTGCCGATTTGCAAGATGAAATAGATTGGGCTGATGATAACGGTACCGGTATGATACCGAATACAACGCCTGAAAACTTTTGTCAAAATCGCGGCGGTTATAATTGTAGGCATATAGCTTACCCGGTTAGGTCACAAAACTATAAAAAAGATTAACACATGCAGAACTTTCAAAAAATACTACAAAGCAAAGGTTATTACCATGCTGCCATTGATGGCATTGTAGGACCTAAAACATTAACAGGTGCAAAAGCATGGATAGATACAGAAATGAATATTCGCGGATGGGTAAAACCTGTTAATGATTTTGTTTGGATTCGTACGGGTCAAACATTTGATAATAGATTTTCGGACTTTGTTGTGAGGTTTCAAAACAGAATTGCCGACATGATTATGCCCTGCACAACAAAACCTGGTGACTTTTACATATTCAATCCTTTGACCGTTGGTGGCATCACAGGTGCAGCGGTTGCATGTGAGCAGCAAGTTATAGGCTCTCATAAGTTTGTCACATCTGGTACATGGTCATCTTTATGGCTCGGTGCTCCGTACTTTTATCAATCTGGTGCAATAGAAATTTACCGCGATGGCAATAAAGATAGAAATTTAGATAAAAATATTAAAACTCGCGGTTGGTATGGTATCAACTTTCATCGCGGCGGTTTAGGTAGCATAGTTGACCAATGGTCAGCAGGTTGTATGGTAGTTCCTGATGCGCGTTGGTTCGAAGCTATTAAAATATTTCAGCCTAATCAGTTAATAAATTTTACCTTAATAGAATGTTAGTAATAAAAGCAAAGCACAAAACAACAGGTACAGAATATCAGTTTACACCTATGCAATGGTATAATGAACAACAAACTGGCAATTATAACTATTTAGGCACTATACATGTATCTGAACCTGCACAACCTATTCAACAAAAAACAGTAACAACTAAACGCGGTTGCGGCTGTTCAAATAAACGTAAATAATATGCCACGTTTTTGTAAATTTGTTATTCAATTAGAATATGATAATGAACCATTAACACTTGAAGAATTGCAGAATGATTATAACGAAGCAGTACAAGCTGAAGATTATAAAGAAGCAGGTAAAATTAAAAAGTTAATAGATGAAAAGTTGAATAACAAAGAAACTGAATTTGTTGTTGAACTTGAAGATTATTGTTATATTGATTTAGACGAAGTAGCGACATTTTATAAAGCTGATTGGCAAGATGGCAGCGTTTTTACAAAGGTTATTTTAAAGGGCGGTTATGAATTGCCGTTAAGTATAGATTTTGATGAATTTACTAAAATATTTTTTAATTTAAACACACATGGAAATGCTTGAAAAATTTGTAGAAAAATTGGGTATCGAACCTGAACTAATTTTAAAACTTGAAGCTAACGAAATTAGTTTAGATGATGCCGTTACCGGGTACGTTTCTAAATTTGAAAAAACCATTGCCGAACGTTTAGGCAAACAAATTGAAGAAAGTAAAAGTGCTGAACTATTTGGTGCTGCTTATGCCAAAACTGAAAAGCAAATAGCTGATGCATTTGGTATTGACCTAAAGAAATACGAACCAGTTGATAAAAAAGATAGGTTTAAGACAATTGTTTCTGATTTAAAGAATAGCCAATTAGAAATGATTGAAAAACTTAAAATGGAATACACTTCAGCCGATGCGCAAAAATTGCAGCAACTTACACAACAATTAGAATTAGCTAACGCAAAGCTAAATGAAAAAGAAATGTTGATGCAACAGGCTATTAAAGAAGAACAAGGCAAATTTCAAAGCTACATTAAGAATCAGCAAATAGATAAAGTACGCGGTTCGCTTGTCGAATCTGTAAAGAATGCAAGATTAGCACCTAAAGAAATGCGCGCTATTTTAGAAGCTGAAATACGTGAACGTGGTTTTGATTTTGAAATTGATGCTGATAATAACATTTGGGTAAACAAAGATGGCAACCGCGTAAAGCATCCATCTAAACCTACTGAAAATTTAAGATATGAAACACTATTTGAAATTATTGCAGCTGAATACAACTTTGAAAAGCAAAGTAACGGTGGTCAACAAAAAAGTTTTGAAATAGATGAAAAAACGAAAAGCGGTATTCACCCGGCACGTTTGAAGTATTTACAAGAAAATGGCATGATATAGGTTTTAGGTTTTGGTTTAATAGGAGGGGCAGTTCGAAAGGGCTGCCTTTTTTCGTTAAAACATTCTATAAAAAAATTATAAAATTATTTATTTTTAAACATCTTATCTTTGCAGTAACGACCTCTCACAAAAAATAAGGTGCTAAGGCACAGTAAAAAACAGTACGCTCGGCAGCGTGGTAAATGCCAAACAAAAACAATTTTTTATATTATTAAATTACAATAAATGTCAACTATAAAACTCGCTGATGCGTGGAAAATTATAGACCTATCGTTGAATAATAACAACGGTATGCGCTCCATGCCATCGCCAAACATTGGACTTTTGCAATTGCTTGTTAGCGCTGCAAACAAATCCGCTTCACAGGTTAAACTCGGTAACGTTCAGGCAGTTGAACAAGGTAACGGTAAAGTTTACAAAGTTACACGCCGTTTTTTCCCTCGCCTTTCTGAATCTACAAATACTTCACTTGAATATTGCCCTACTGATGGCGATGTAGTTAAGCCTTTGTACGATGAAGTTGAAATTAAAAACAAAACAGTTTCTCAGAAAATTAAGATTGATGATGAACTGATGCGTTGTATCAAAGAAAGCCGCGCTGATTATCAAAACAGCTATGTTAATGAAGTTCTTAGAAATCACATTAACAAACTTGGCAAAGAAGTTTCTACTGTTGTAGCTAACGGTGGTTTTGTAGGTAACTTCGTTAAATGCGATTGTAACAGCCCTGCAGTAACTTCTAAATCTTTGCCTTTGTTCCTTTCAAGTGGTTTGGGTATCAATCCAGTTGGTGAATCAATTTTGGATAGCGACCGCAAACAAGCAGAAATTGAACAACAGCTTATCTTAGTTGGTGGTACTTTGTTGGACCAATACCGTAAAGCTCGCGCAATTGCTTCAGGTAACGATGCTGGTTTTGATGCTTCATTACTTGACATCACACGTTCAATTTTCTACGATACTAACTTAGGTGCTGCATTCGGTAACACTAACGAAATTATCGCAATGGCACCGGGTGCGCTTCAACTTATTACATACGCTAAAAATAAAGGTCAGTTTAGCTATGACTTTGAAGACCAAATGCGTACGACTGTTGTTGACCCTTGGTTAGGTATTGAGCATGATGTTGTTATGTCTTACGTTAAGTGTAACGATGAAATCGAACTTTACATCCAATTCGCTACTAACTGGGCGGTTGTAGGTATGCCTAAATGTTGGGCACAACAAGACTGTCTATTCGATGGCGTTCTTGATGTATTCAAATACGAAGTTGTTTGCGCTGATACAGGATACTGCGATATTGAACCAGCTTGCGGTGCTGCAGGTGCGCCTGTTGCTACTGATGCTCAATTCTGCGAATCAGCTGAACAATGCGAAGTTACTTGCAATGCTTTATTTTACAGCAAATCTGTAACAGCTGAAAACTTTACAGGTGAAGAAGTTGATGTAGCTGATGCTGTTGCTATTCAAATAAACGGTTTGCCTATCAGCTTAGGTGGTACATTTGATACAGGTACTGAAGCTGGTGCTAATGCTTATGTTGCTGCTGTACAAGCTGCTTTAGCTGCCGCTGGTTATGTTTATAGCGTATCAGGTGGTTGGGATGGCACAGGTTTAAATATCTCAATTATCACTACTGCCGCTGTAACTTCAGTAGTTATTGTTTCTGCAACTGGTGCTGATGTTGCGCTAAGTGTTTCTACAAAAACATTTACAAATATCTATGATGCTTCAACAGCTTCAACAGGTGCAACACTTACAGACCTCGCTTGGACTTTAGCTGGTCCAGTATCATTTAACGGTGCGCCAACCGAATCAATCATTGGTACACCTGATGTATTTGGTTTGTATGGTAATTTCTTTGCTGTTGAATATTCAGGTGCAACACAACTTATCATTACTGATAGTGTTGATTGCGAAGATACTTACAACAAAACAATATAGTTCTAATGACCAGGGGCGGGAAACCGCCCCTTTTTAAAATTATAAACACATGGTAAACTATTCAAAAAAGATAGCACAAGCACTAACAATAATTCGTAAATATTACGGCGCTATAAATGTACAGCGTACCGATAATGAAGATGTTGTTTATTTATTCGACTATACAACAAATAAAAAAACAGTTGGTAGCGAAAAGATTAACAAAGCTGTCGAAAAAGCTGTAAAGCAAAATGATTTTCCTAAGGATATTTATTATTCTGAAGGTATGTTATCAACAATTAAAAAAGAAGAAAATTTACAAGGACAAGGACAAACCGAAGCCATCGAAGCCAATGAAACCATTGAAGCCGAAGAAATAATACAAACTGAACAGCCTAAAAAACGCGGCCGTAAAAAACAAACTGATATAGATGCTGAATCTTAATACACCTACTTGTTTAGAAAACTACATAATTAGCTTAAATGGCTGTTATGAAGAAGGAACGGTACCAAGCAGCGGTTATTATTTAGAAAACCTTGAAGGTTTAACTATAAATAACGTTGCTGCTATTAGTTCTGAAGCGCTTATTTCTGCTACCTTAACGGTTCAGGAAAAGATGTATTTTGCAGCTGATATAATTGAAAAACGTTTGAAGGCTGTATTAAATGCGCGTGGCATTAAGCTAAACAGCATTGGTTCTAAATATTCAGTTTGCAGCGCATCAAATAGCGTTGATATGCCTGTTTCTGTTAATCGGGGTATAAAGATTTCTAAAAAGTGGATTGATAGCCCACAAAGCAGAATATATATTGATACAGTTAGATTTAAGGCATCAAACAACGGTAATAGCACAATTTACGTAACTGATTATGTTGGCAATATATTATTTAGTCAGGCTGTATCTGTTTTTGCAGATACGGAAATGCATATATTTATTAAAAAATCATTCAAAGAAGATGTATTATTAGTAACAATTGATACTACTAATATATCGCCATATTTGTACACTTGTAATGCTGCTACAAACTGCAAGCCATGTGGCGATACGGTTTTAGATATAACTGGTTGGAATGGCATTGCAGCACAACCGCAGGGTTATTTAGGTGCATGTGTACGTGTTGATTGTGTAGATACTGATATTATATGTCAGTTTTTGGACCGTTTAGGCATGGCCATTCTGTATCAAACAGGCGTTCAGATTCTTAAAGAATGGGTATCACCTAATAACCGTTTAAATCTAATTAAAACGCACGGCAACGAATGGGCAAATGTTAAGATAACAGAATGGGAAAATGCAAGTATTGAAGCATTAGATAATGAAATTGATAATATTATTCAGTTATTAGAAACTGACCGTTTTTGTTACAGATGTGAACCAAGATTAAGAATGTATCCAATGTTCCCAGGCTAATGACTATCATAGAACGTTTAGAAATACTTGCGCAGGTTGTAGCTGATGATAATACGGCAAAACGTATTTCACAGGCAGCCGCCTTTCAAGTTATAGCTGAATATAAGCAAAGAATATTTTTTGAAGGTTTAGATAGTTCAGGCAGTTCAATTGGTCAGTATAGCACAAATCCGTTTTATATAAATCCTTTAACGTTAATTTCTGTATCATCTGCAGGCATAACACCTGAAGGTAAAAACGGTCAAAAAGTTTTCAAAAATGGAAACCCTCACAAAACAAAGTATTTAATGCAGGGTTATAGGCAATTACGCGATTTAACAGGTAGGCAATCTTCAACAGTAGATTTAAATTTTAGCGGTTCATTATTTCAAAGTATAAAGGTAACTGAAGAAGGTTTAAACAGCAAAGTAACTTACACAGTTGACAAACTTGCAGATGTTATGGTTAGTCAAGAAGATAGGTTTGGTAAAGATATATCAACAGTATCAGATAATGAACGAGAAATCGGTGAAATAGCCGCACGAAATGAACTGTTAGCAATTTTAGAAGAAATAGATACAATTTAATAATGTACGTAACACAAGATATAATAACCGAACTGATAAAGCAAATTGATACTGCAATGGCCGCTGTGAATGTGAACGTTCATGGTAATGGCATAGCTGTAAAAGATACCGCTGGTCAGGTTGTAAGTTTAAATGTTACGCAAAACGGACATAGAAACTATGTGGGCATCACAGACACCGCGAGAACGGGTTATTATATCCGTGTTAATGGTATTGTTTCTGAAACAAGAAAAGCTGCAAACACTAAAAGGGGAAGTTGTGGTATCGAACTTGATGTGCGTATTCCATTTAAATTAGTTTTTTGGCATCTTTGCGCTGACCCTCGTATGTTATTAGATTCTGTTAAGTTTGCGCTATATGGTGCAAGTTTTAAAGGCGTACAATGGCAATATGCAATAGTTAATCCGCGATTGTTTCCGGTATCAAATGAAATACTACCTTGGACCGTTTATGCTGCTGAAACAGGCAAAGATGCTAAAACGCTACAAAGTTTAATGCAAATAGTTAGTTTAGATTTTGAGTTAAGATATGATTTCAGCTTAACAGAAAAGTGTAAACCGTTTAAGATATGTTAAGATTCACAATGCCGCCAAGTTTCGCTACCTTAGGCAATCATTGCAGGGGGTTGGAATAAATACCCCCTTTTTTTAGAATAATAAAATTTTATACATATGCCATGCTGTAATTGTTGTGAAAAAACGTTAAATTTGGGCTGCTTTAATGCGTGCGATGCTGTTTATAATACAGGTATTGTTGTAGATGCATTAACTGAAGGCACTTATATTTTAGAATTGACATTTGGTAGTGTAAATATTTATTATAGTGTTAATGTTTTAGATGGTGAAACGGTAATATTTACGCTTACAAATCTAAATGAAAATTATACCTATTCAGGACAAATAATTGACCCTAACGGCAAAATTATAAACATTGAAGTAGATGGCATTGAATATGATTGTATCGAATTTAGTACTAAAATAATAATAAACTCATGATTGATATAGTAAAACTTACAAATGGCAACGTTGCCGTTTATGATTCAACTTCAGGTGATTTTATCAACAGCCTAAGCCCTGATGTTGTAGAAATTGAATGTAATGTTAACGGTACCGTAAAAGTTATTCAAGATAACGGTAACGTTGAATATTTTGACCCTGCAGCTGTTGCAAATACTGAAGTTCAACCAGCTGCAGCTATACCATTTAGCGGCGATTGTGCTGCACTTGCTGCTTTATTAAGCACTGATTTTTTTTTTGTAGTTAGTGGCGGCGGTGGTTCACAAAATCTAAATAGTGTATTAACTATTGGTAATTCTGCAGGTGGTTTAGATATTACTGATTTAAATTTATTAGATTTTGATACAGCTACAACTTCAACGGTTGGCGCTGGTGAATTGGCGTGGAATGATAGTTTAGGCACTTTAAACTTAGGCTTAAAAGGCGGTAACACAATATCAAATTTAGGTCAGCATTTGCATGCAAGGGTAGTAAACAAAACAACACCTTTGGTAAATTTGACAAAGGCAGGTTATGAAGTTGTAATTGTTTCAGGTGCTGCAGGTCAAAGATTAGCAGTAAGATTAGCTAAAGCGGATAGCGATGCAAACAGCGCTGGCACTCTCGGTATTGTTTGTGAGAATATAGCAGGCAATCAAGAAGGTTTTATTTGTTCAGTTGGTCAGCTAACAAATATCAACACAACTGGTTCTTTGCAGGGTGAAACTTGGAACGATGGTGATTCGCTTTATTTAAGCCCCACAACTTTCGGAGCTATTACAAACGTAAAACCGAGCGCTCCGTTTCACGATGTAAGGCTTGGTTATGTTGAATATGCACACGCTGTAAACGGTAAAATTTACGTTAAAATTGACAACGGCTATGAGTTGGATGAATTGCATAATGTGGCGATAAATTCGCTCACGTTGGCGAATAAAGACATTTTGCAGTATAATTCATCTACGCTAACTTGGCAAAATGTAAAACAGCCAATCGAGATACAGGCAGCTGCGAGTGATGAAACCACAGCACTAACAACAGGAACGGCAAAGGTTACATTTAGGCTGCCAGTTGCATTTACTTTGACAGGCGTTCGTGCTTCGCTTACAACTGCACAGGCTTCAGGTTCTATTTTTACCGTTGACATAAATCAGGGCGGAACTTCGGTTTTAGGCACTAAGCTGACCATTGACAATACAGAAAAAACAAGTACAACGGCTGCAACACCTGCAACTATTACAACAAGTGCACTAACTGACGATGCCGAAATTACGGTTGACATTGACCAAATCGGAGACGGAACGGCAAAAGGTTTGAAAATAACACTAATCGGAACAAGATGATAATAAATCCATACGCTTTCGGGGTAAGTTATGACCCTGACGCACAGGCATTTTTCACGGCTTCAGGCTTAACAGGTGCTACCAATCTAACAGCTATCAATCAGCTTGTTTTAGACTTGAAAAGCTACGGCATTTGGACAAAGATGAAGGCTATTTACCCTTTCATCGGTGGTACGGCTGCCTTGCATAAGTGGAATTTAAAAGACCCACAAGATACAGATGCAGCCTTTAGATTGGTGTTTGCAGGTGGTTGGACACATAGTAGCACAGGGGCAAAACCAAATGGCACAAATTCCTATGCTGATACAAAACTAACAAGCTCTGTATCTTTAAGCCAAAACAGTACACATATATCGTATTATAGTAGAACACAAAGTAATGGAATAGAAGTCGAAATTGGTTCGGCATCTGGACCGAATGCAGGTGACCCTGGTTCATTATTAGAAATTAGGACAAGTGGAATATCTTATTATAGGGTAAATTCAGGCGCTAATTATTTAACCTATACCGATGCAGATAGTAGAGCTTTTTATATTGGTAATAGAACAGCTTCAAATGTAGTAAATGGTTGGAGAAATAGTACAAAGGTTGCAACAGGCACAACAGCAAGCACAGGGCTATCAAATAAAGTTTTTGTTCTTGGTGCTTTATTTACAGGCGGCTTTGCTTTTTATTCAGTAAAAGAATGCTCATTTTCTTCAATTGGTGACGGAC